GCGAACGGATCGCTGGAATGCGGCACGCCGACCACCGTGGCAGCGGATCGGGACTGGTCGTACCTGTACGGAAAGGAGGTGGTCAAGTGAAGCCGATCCCGACACCAACCAACGTCGTGGCGCACCTGCGCGCCATGCATGAGCGCCTGGACAAGGGCTGGTCAAGCACGGACGATGCGTGGTGGACAACGCAGGCCGCAATCATCATCGAACGCCTGGTGCGCCAGCGCGACGAGGCCGAAGCCGCGCAGAACACGCTGAAGGCCGAGCGCGACGAGGCGAGAATGGAGATCCTGTCTGGCTTGGTCACATACGACAAGCGCGAGTACGCCAAGGATCGCGGATGGCCTGACACGCTCGCCGCGCTGGAGGAAACCGCACGCGAGTCCTACAAGGAAGGCGACTGACCATGCGCGAGTACATGAATGGTCGCCTGTTTGGGATTGACGCACCGCTGTTCGATGCGGCCACGGCAATCGTCCAGCGCGAGGCAGGCATGGCAAGGGCTGCGGCAGCGCGTCCGACGCTGCTTGCCGAGGCAAAGCGCATCGCCATGCAAGTGGCATTGCAGCGCGGAACGGTCACGGCTGACGATGTCGCGGCGCGCATGGCAGCCAACGGCATGGACTACGCGGCCTTGGGCAATGCCAGCGGCAGCGTGTTCCGTGGACCGTTTGTATGGACGGGCGAGGTGGTTACATCGCAGCGCGTATCGACGCATGCACGCGCCATCAAGGTATGGCGGCTCAAGCAGGGCGGTGGAGCATGACCAATGACCTTGGCATGCTGGTGCTGACGATGCGGCCCAAGGAGCGAGTCGTGCTGCGCGACAAGGCTGGCAGGCTGCTTGCGTCGCTGACAGTCGTGCGCACCGTCAACGGGCGCATGCGGCTGGGCGTGGCTGCGCCGCAGGAAGTCGTGATTGGCAGGGAGAACCGGGCCACCGACCTGCGCGCAGTCGTGTCGGAAGAACGTGCAAGGAATCCTTACAAGAAGGGGACGCCGTGAGCCTGCCAGCGACATGGAAGGTGACGCTGAACAAATGGGAGGTGCGCATCTGCACCTGGCTATCCAAGAACCGATATGAGTCTGCGCGCAAGGGCGGCGTGACAGATGCGCAGATGGGTCCGCAGGCCAGCGAGGAAACGGACCGCATCGGCATATGCGGGGAGTTTGCGTTCTGCAAGGTGTTCAACCTCTACCCCGACATGACCATCGGGCCGCGCAAGGGTGGGGTGGATGCGTGGATCAACGGCATGGCGATTGACGTAAAGACCACAACATGCGCGCATGGCAGGCTGCTTGCGACAACCAAGAAGGCAGACAGGGCATGTGATGTGTACGCGCTGGTCATTGGCGAGCCGCCGACATTCACGATGGCCGGATGGGCGCACAGTTACGAACTGCTGCGCGCCGAGAACCTGGTCAACCTTGGGTACGGACCTGGCTACGCGCTGCACAGGCAGAGGCTGCATCCGATGGATCAACTGCTGACCACGACCGCGCATGAGGTGACGCCATGACCTTGCCAGACGAGGAAGCGCGAGCCATCGACGCCACGCGCCAGTTCATGTTTGAGTTGCTGGACCCAAGGCTGACGCCGAGGGTTCCCGCAGCGATCCGGCAACGGGCGCGGCGGCTGCTCAAGCACTACCCGCTCATGCCCAACCTGGGCTGGGCTGACCGCATTCACCGCAAGCGAAAGGAGACACCATGAAGGAGATCGCAGGGCTGTTGCAGGCCAAGGGATTCGCAGTCGCAAGGACGCCGAGCGGCTACATCGCTGTGGACCGCTACGGCACGATGTGGTTCAACGTCGATACGCACAGCATCATGTACGGGTGGGAGGAACCTAACGGCAGGCTGGTGTACGAGGTCGCGCCACGCGAGGGGTTCGGGCCGTACGACCTTGCCAAGATCATGCAGATGAACGCGCCTGCGACTTGACAGGTGCGGGTAGCGCACGGGTAGAGTCCCGCCGTGCGCGATCCGCTGACACGGCCATGCATCGTTGCTGCGCTACAGCGCGCCTATCTGCGTGCTGCGCACATGGGCAAGCCGACAGACGCCGAGCGCATGGTTGCGATGCGATGCGCACGGAGGCGCACCGAGGCATTGCGGCGGCTTGAGCGCGACTGCGGCAACCGCAGCGGCATAGGCTGAACCATGACGCACGCGGAACTGCACACGGTCCTGGCGCGTCGCGTGCAGCAACTGGAGGACGAGCGCGACCGCTGGCAGTCGCAGGCGCTCGACGCGCAGCGCCTTGCGCGCATCCGCGCCATCACCGTGTCGTGGATGGCAGGCGAGGCGACCGACGCGCACCTGGCGCACCTTGCGCTGGACGAGGAAACGCTGGAGATCGTCGCCCAGCGTTGCACCGACGAGACATTCCGTGAACTGCGCGACCGGGGGATGCCGATACAGGTCACCGACGAATGACCCCGCACAAGTTGCCCAGAGTCGTGTTCGATGTGGTCGGCACTCCCGCACCCGGCGGCAGCAAGTCCGCATTCCGGCACAGGTCCACCGGACGCATCGTGGTCGTGGATGCAGGCGGCAAGCGGACCAAGGACTGGCGCGCAGCCGTCGCGGCGGCAGGCCGCGAGGCAATGGAAGGCCGCGAACCGCTGAACCCTCCGCTGGCGCTCACGGTCCTCTTCCGCATGCCGCGTCCGGCCAGCCACCTGAACCGCAGCGGCAAGTTGCGCCGCAGCAGCCCCGTGTTCCCGACATCCCGCCCTGACCTGACCAAGTTGCTGCGCAGCACCGAGGACGCGCTGACGGGCATCGCGTGGGCGGATGACGCCACAATCGTTGAGCAGTGGGTTGCCAAGTTGTATGCGCATCCGAGCGAAAAACCATCAGCCCGGATTACGATTCGGGAACTGCGCGTGAGCGCATCCGACAGCCTGGAATGGGAGGACGAATGACCCCGCGCACGGGCAAGCCGCGCATCTGGCGACACAAGCAGGTCGCGCCGACAGTGGTCCGGGTGTGGGCCGACCTTCCAAGCGCAGACGATTGCCTGTGGGTGCTGCTGCGCGGCGACGCGCACCACGACAACCCGCACAGTGACCACGACTTGCAGCGCAAGCACCTGGACGAGGCGCTGGAGCGCGACGCGCTGGTGGTCGATGTGGGCGACCTCTTCTGCGCTATGGGCGGGAAGGCGGATCCGCGCATGGTCAAGCACGGCGTCACGCGCCCCGAGCATGCGATGGCGAATGACTACTTCGACTCGCTGGTGCGGCACAACGCGGACTTCTTGCTGCCGTACGCCAGCAACCTCGTCGTGATCGGGCAGGGCAACCACGAAACCGCCGTGCTGAAGCGGCAAGAAACGGACCTCACTACGCGGCTGGTCGAGCGCATCAACACCAAGGCCGGGACGAGCGTGGTGGCAGGCGGCTACGGCGGCTGGGTCCACTTCACGCTGAACACGCACGGGCGCATCACGACGCTGGCGCTGCGCTGGTATCACGGCAGCGGAGGGGGTGGACTCATGTCGTTCGATACCCTGCGCGTCCGGCGTCAGGCATCGTTCATCCCCGGAGCCGATGTCGTGGTCTGCGGCCATGTGCATGAGCGCTGGGCGCTTGAGATCGCGCAGGAGGTTCTGCACACCAACGGCACGTTCAAGGTCGAGCGCAAGATCCAGCGGCATGTCAGGGTGGGGACGTACAAGGACGAGTACGGCCAGGGCAGGGGCGGCTGGCATGTGGAGCGCGGTGGGCCTCCCAAGCCGGATGGCGGCTACTGGATGCGCGTCGGCGTGGAGCGGTCGCGGCGGAATAGGGTTGAATCGTCGCGCCCCCGCATCGACCTCATCCCCGCCTGACGGAGTGCATCCAGACATGACCCAGACCACCGAATCCGAATTGGCCTCCATCATGCTCGCCATCGGGCGGCTGGAGGGCAAGGTGGACAGCCTGCTTGCGCGGCAGGACGAACTGGCCGGAGCCATCCAGCGTCTGGAGTCCCGGGTGCATGACGTCGAGGGCTACAAGCACCGCATGCTGGGTGCGGCTGCGGTGGTGGGCGGCATCGTGGCGATCCTGACCCGATTCGTGAAGTTTGGGGTGTAGCGTGCGACTCGTACCGTGCCTGTACCTTGCCGCTACCCTTTTTGCGGTTGGGTGCAGTCCGGCGGCCCGGATAGCCGATGCAAGCGGCGTGATCCGCACCAACGCCGAAAGCAGCCTGGACAGGTTCGCCCGTGTAGAAACGTATGGCGCTGCGGCTGGGGACCGACGAATCGTCACGGAGGCCAAGGGCGGCGCGGCTGAACAGCGCGCCATCATCGGGGCTAGCCAGACCATCGTCAGCGCCCTGCCCGGAGTCAAGGACGTCGTGCCGTGGTGGGCGACCATGCTGACCTACGGGGCGGTGGCGCTCGCCATCGTCGGCATCGTCGCGCTGCTGTGGATGACGGGGGTCGGACAGTTCCTGCGCACCTTGCTGGCAAGTGTGGGCGGTTTCATCCCGCGCAGGCAGCGGCAGGACGCAGACCTTGCCGCCAAGGTCATGGACGATCAGTCTGCGGAAGGCATCCGCGAGTACATTGCCGCACGCCGTGCGGCAGACCCCATGTTTGACATCGCGTTCAGGAAGGCGCATGATGAGCGAAAGCGACAGGATCAGGCAACTGAAGGAACTGGTGGAGCCGGAACTGGACCAGCCCGGTAGCGCCTGGGCAGAGGTGAACTGGCCCGTGTTCGCCTTCGACCCATGCGGCACGGGGACGCGCAGCCTGTCCATGCAGATCGACCCCGTGGCAGGGACGTCGGTCACAATCGTCATGGAGGGCGTGCCGGACCAGGCGCTTTCCGCTACCATCGCCCTAGTCGATCTGGAGCGTGCGCTACGGATCGCACGCGCAACGCTGGAGACACCAAATGCACCTGATCGCTGACGCTGCTTCGTTCCTCGGATCGCTGTGGTTCGCCGGACTGACGTTCCTCGCCGGATACGTCCTCGGGCATGTGTTCCCGATCCACACGCTGTTCAAGAAGAAGTGAACTGAACCCCCCGGAAGCGACACGCGCCCGCGCCTGGATTGGTGCGGGCGCTGTCGTATCCGTATCCTCAATCGCATGGGCGATATCGTTCCAACGGAGGGTCAGGGCGGCTCTTCGCTGTTCAAGGATCCACACCACATCAGGCAGGATCTGCGCACGCTGACGGCGGCCCTGCGAGCCGGATGGGATGTGCCGGAGGATGTCCGGCGCGACGCCATGGACATCGCGGCCAGCATCATGCGCAGCAGCCCGGTGGACCGCGACCGCATCGCAGCCGTGCGACTGCTGGTGCAGATGCGCAAGGACGATGTCGAGGCATTGGCATTGCTCGACAAGATCGGCAGGCTGGAGAGCGGCGAGGCGACCGAGCGCATCGAACTGAAGCCTGTGACGTTTGAGCGGCGCGACTGATGGTCGAACTGCGCCTGCCAGCCCTCTACGGACGGCAGTACGAGGCGATACACGACCCGCGCCGGATCGTCGTGATCGAAGCCGCGACCAAGTGCGGCAAGACGGCTGGCTGCCTGATCTGGCTGCTGGGCAACGCGTGGAATGACACCAAGGGCAGCCATGCCTACTGGTGGGTGGCTCCCGTGTTCAGCCAGTCCAAGATCGCCTTCGACCGCATGAAGGCCGCCCTGCGGCAGGCTGACGAGGCCAAACGCGTCTGGCGCAGCCACGATACGGAAATGTGGATCGAACTGGCGTCCGGGAGCCGGATCTGGTTCAAGTCAGGGGATGACCCCGACAACCTCTACGGCGAGGATGTCTACGGCGCTGTCCTGGACGAGGCGACGCGCATGAAGGAGGACGCGTGGCACGCCGTCCGCTCGACCCTGACGGCCACACGCGGACCCGTTCGCATCATCGGCAACGTGCGGGGGCGCAAGAACTGGGTCCATGCGATGGCGCAGCGCGCCTTGCAGAACCCGGCAGGCGATGTGGGCTACCACCGACTGACGGCATGGGATGCCGTCGAGGGCGGCATCATCAAGCGCGAGGAAGTCGAGGCAGCCCAGCGCGACCTGCCTGCCAGCGTGTTCAAGGAGTTGTACCTGGCCGAGCCGAGCGAGGACGGCCTGAACCCGTTTGGCATCGACGCCATCGCACGCTGCATCGGGCCGATGGGGACAGGCAAGCCAGCGGTCTGGGGCGTGGACCTCGCAAAGAGCCAAGACTGGACAGTTGCGGTCGGATTGGAGGCCAATGGGTCAGTTGTGGCACTTGAGCGGTGGCAGGGGCAGTGGTCGGAAACGCGCCAGCGGCTCGCGCAACTGGTCGGTGACACGCCAGCCCTGATCGACTCGACCGGAGTCGGTGACCCCATCGTGGAAGACCTCCAGCGCGAACTGCCCTGCGTCGAGGGGTTCAAGTTCACCAGCGGCAGCAAGCAGCAACTCATGGAAGGCTTGGCGGCGTGGATCCAGCAGGGCCGCGTCAGGATCCCGGACGGCTGGCTGCGCGCCGAACTGGAGGCGTTCGGCTACGAACACACGCGCACAGGCGTACGCTATGAAGCGCCACCTGGCTTGCACGATGACGGCGTGTGCGCCTTGGCGCTTGCAGTGCGTCACCTGTCGCTCGCGGCTACGCAGACCCTCGACATACGGATCATCTGACCTATGGGAATCTTCGACTTCCTCCGCAAGCGCCAGGACACGCCAGACAAGTACGTTGAGGCCAGCCTGACGCTGATGGACAAGACGGGCAAGGCGAAGCAGCAGCCGTTCAACTACAGCAGCGCCATCCGGCTCTACACATCGTGGGTGTACGCGGCGGCAACGCTCAACGCGCAGGCGGTCGCAGCCAACCCGCTGCGGCTCTACGTCCGCAGCAGGCCCGGACGCAAACTGTTCGCCACCCGCCCAGTGTCGCGCAGCCGCAAGGCGTACCTGTGCGGCGACGCACAGCACCAGCCGTCACACCGAGTGATGCGCAAGGCCATTGCAGGCGAGTTTGAGGAAGTGGCGACTGACCACCCCGTACTGGAGGTGCTGCGCAAGGCCAACTCTGTCGATGACGGGTTCGGACTCGCCACGACCCGCATTCTGTTCCTGGAACTGACGGGTAACGCCTACCTGCATCCCGTGATGGACGATGCGCTTGGCATCCCGGCGGAACTGTGGACGATGCCCAGCCACCGCGTGAAGATCATCCCCAGCACGGACGGCCTGATCGGCGGCTACCGCTACGGCATGGACACGCAGAGCGAGGTGGACTTTGAGCCGGATGAGGTGATCCACTTCAAGCGGCCCAACCCCAAGTCCCTGCTGTACGGTCTGGGCAAGGTCGAGGCGGCTTGGTCCGTAATCCAGCAGAGCGAGGCCATGCACGACATGGACTATTCGTTTTTCGAGAACATGGCGCGCCCCGATTACGCCATCATCGTCAAGGGCGGCGCAGGGCGCGAGCAACTGGACCGCTTTGAAACCAAGGTGCGCGAGGCGCTGCAAGGCACGCGCAAGTCAGGCAAGTTCCTCGCCATCAGCGGCGACATCGAAATGCAGCCGCTGTCCTTCCCGCCGAAGGATCTAAACGGGCGCGAGGATGTGGTGGAAGAGATCGCAGCCGTGTTCGGCGTGCCTGTCTCCATGCTCAAGGCGAACGACCCCAATTTGGCGGCGAGCAAGTCGGGCTACGCGCAGTGGCGCGAGTCCACCATTGCCCCCATCTGCCGCCTGGACGAGGAAACGCTCAATGCCAAACTGCTGCCCTTGTTCAACCTGGAGGATGACTGCTACCTGGCGTATGACAACCCCGTGCCAGCGGATCGCCAGCAGGATCTGGTTGAGCGGCAGACGTCGGTCGCAGGCGGCTGGATGACGCCGAATGAGGCGCGGCTAGAGGCTGGCTACGAGCCGATGCAGGATCCGGCGGCTGATCGCCTGTACTTGGGTGGACAGCCTCTGGGAGCCACGGCAATGCCCCAGGTTCCGTTCGGGCCATTCGGGGCGTCCATCAGACCACCGATGCTGCCCGAGGCGCAGGAGCAGCCGCAGGACGATCCGCAGCCCCTTGAGCAGGTGCAGGCGTCCAAGCGCCTCGTCAGCAAGCCTCTGGACACGGGCGGCGAGGACTGCATCGGCAACAACGTCCGCACGCTCATGGACGAGGGCTACCCGCAGGATCAGGCCATCGCCATCGCCATCAGCGTCTGCGAGGGCAAGGCGTGGAGCGACGCGGACCCGGTCAAGGCCGTCGAGGATGTGGACCTGCGCCCGACCGAAGAGATGGCGAGCCTCGCCGAGCGCGGCCTTGCGCTGCGCCGCGAGCATGGGCGCGGAGGCACGGCGGTCGGCGTCGCACGCGCACGCGACATCGCAGGGCGGCGCAACCTGTCCGAGGACACCATCCGCCGGATGCACTCGTACTTCAGCCGCCACCGCATCGACCTCGACGCCGAGGGCGCACGCCCCGGCGAGGAAGGCTGGCCGTCCGCAGGAGCCATAGCGTGGATGCTGTGGGGCGGCAACCCGTCCGACCCCACGGGCGCAGGCGCAGGCTGGGCATCGCGCAAGGTCGCGGAACTGGACGCGGCACGCGAGAAGAGCGCGACCCGCGCCGCCGTGCTGGACATCGTCGCGGAGATGGACCGCAGCGCCAAGAGCGCCGATGACATCGAACTTGAGCGCATGATGGTCGCCGTCGAGAAGGCGTACTCCCCGGCGTTCGTGAACGAGAAGGCGCTGCTCGACTACATCTACTCCGACCTAGACGCCGAGGTCGAACTCGACACGGATATTCTCCTCAAGGCGTTCCACCTCAAGGATGCCGCCATCACCAAGGCCAAGGAACTGACAGATGACCACACCTGACCCGATGATCCCGCCAGCAGTCCTCGCAGCCGCTCTCGCCAAGAAGGCGAGCGAGCGCGCCGAGCGCGCACGGCTCGCAGCCGACGCCGCACGCGAAGAGGCGCAGGGCGCGCACAAGGCTCTTGCGGTCATCAAGCAGGGTCCGGTGGGTCCACAGGGCGTACCCGGTCCCCAAGGCCCACAAGGCGAGCAAGGCCCACCCGGCCGCGACGGCCGCGACGGCTTGGACTCGACCGTCCCCGGTCCCCAAGGCGAACCCGGCGAGAAGGGCGAACCCGGGGAACGCGGTCCCGCTGGACCTCGCGGCGCACGCGGTCCCGCAGGCGGCGCGCCTGTTCTCGTCAATCCCGAGTTTGAAACGCTGTCCGTGCGCGGCAACACGCGCATCAAGGGCGACCTTCAGGTAGACGGCGACTTTGCGCTCGGTGACGATGTGACGATCACCGACACGCTGACGGTCAACGGCGCTGCCGACTTCAACGGCACGGTGAACATGGACGCGGCGGCGACGGCGAATGCGCCTGTCACGGTCACCGACAAGACCGACAGCACGACGGTCGCCACGGGCGCGCTGATCGTCGAGGGCGGCGTCGGCATCGCCAAGGCGATGACGGTCGGCGGCAACGCGACCTTCACCAGCACGGGCGCGATCACGATTCCCGGCGGCACAATCGCGCAGCGTCCCGGCACGCCTGCGGCAGGCATGATCCGGCACAACAGCACAAGCAGCCGCCTTGAGTACTACAACGGCACGGCGTGGCAGACGTTCCAGCCCGAAACGCTTGAGGTCGAGTACCTCGTCGTGGCGGGTGGCGGTGGTGGTGGGCGTCGTTTTGGTGGTGGTGGAGGCGCAGGCGGATACAGAACGAATGTTGGCGGAACACTCGTTTCGCTTGCTAGCGGAACGTCATACACCGTGACGGTTGGCGGCGGCGGAGCCGGAGCGCCAGCAGGATCGACGGTCAAGGGAAGCAATGGAACTGCATCGTCATTCACTTCTATTTCAACGGTCGGCGGAGGCGGCGGCGGTTCAAATGGAATCGTAGCGACTATCGACGGAAATGCAGGTGGTTCAGGCGGTGGCGGAATCTCAAGTTCAGTAGCATCTAATAACGGAACGGGCGGCGCAGGGACTGCGGGAGAAGGAAACGACGGAGGATCGGTCGCAAATCCGACAACGGGAAACACAACAAGCGCGGGCGGAGGCGGCGCTGGGGCGGTTGGCGCAAATGGTGGAGACAACACCGGAAGCGGAACCTTTGGAGATGGCGGCGCAGGTCTTTCAAGTTCGATAACAGGGACAAGCGTGGCACGCGGTGGCGGTGGAGGTGGCGGACGGTTTGGGACAGGTCGCAGCGGTGTTGCCACAGATGGAGGCGGAAGTGCTAACGACGATGCAAACGGCTCTCCCGGCTCGGCAAACACAGGCGGCGGCGGTGGTGGCGGAGGCGCGGTTGGTGCAACGAATTATGCAGGCGGTTCCGGCGGCTCCGGAATCGTGGTCGTGCGCTACCTCGGCGCGCAGCGCGCTACGGGCGGCACGGTCACAAGCAGCGGCGGCTACACGATCCACACCTTCACAACTTCCGGCACGTTCGCGCTCGTCGCATAAGGGAACACATGGGACACTTCGCAAGAGTCAACGTCACGGGCAAGGTCGATAGGGTCATCGTCGCCGAGCAAGACTTCATAGACACGCTGCCGGATGGCGCGCTCTATCTGAGGACTTCCTACAACACTCGCGGCGGCGTTCACTACGACCCGCAGACGGGCGAGCCGAGCGCCGACCAGAGCAAGGCTTTGCGCTTCAACTACGCAGGCATCGGCTACACGTACGACGCGGGACGCGATGCGTTCATCCCGCCACGACCGCACGCCGACGCGGTGCTTGACGAGGCGACCTGCCTTTGGGTGTGGGACGGCGAGCCTGACACCTGATGTGCAGCCGCGAGCGCATCATCCTCCGTGCGGCGAAGGCGCTGGCGCGCTCGCCTGCGGCGCGGTGCATCGACCCCGACGCCGCGATGCCGTGGCTCCCGTTTACGGCTGACGCGCAGCGCATCAGGACGAAGGCGCTTGACGAGCCGCTGCGCGATGTGGAGGCGCGGGAACTGCGGCGGTACATCAGGGAACTGGGGATCGTCGTGCAGTTTCCCGCCGACGAGGCGCAGGCCATCGTTGAGAACTGGACAGGCACGCCAGGTGACCTGAAGCGCCGCGTACGCGAGCGCATGGAGGCGATGCGCAGCGACCTTGCCAAGGAAGTGCAGGCGATCTCGCAGCCCTACGCGCAGGCGATGGCTGACGCAGGCGCACGCGCAGCCCTGGACGCGCTGCCGCAGCGCCTGCCAGTGGTTCAGGAGATGGTGTTGTTCGGGGACGCCAACCCGCTTGCCGTGCGCGCCGCGCAGAACAGCGCCACGCGGCTTGCCACCAGCGTGTCGGAGGATGTCGCCGGACGCATCAGCGCCATCGTCGCGGATGGCGTGGACGCCGGACTGACCACCGACGAGATCGCGGACCAGATCGCAGCCGCTGGCGGCATGTCGCCCGAGCGCGCCATGATGATCGCCAGGACGGAGAGCGCCTACGCCTACACGCAGGGCCGGATTGAGGCATGGCAGGACACGGGCGTCGTGCAGGGCAAGCGGTGGCTGCTGTCGCCGGACGCCTGCGAGTTCTGCGAGGCTGCGGCACGCGAGTACGGGCAGAAGACGATCCCGCTGGACCAGCCGTTCTACGTCATCCCGCACACGCTGACAGGCACGCGGGGAGGCACGATGCGACTGACCTACCGTAACGTGGACGGGCCGCCGCTGCACCCCAACTGCCGCTGCGACACCATCGCCACCATTGACCCGCAGGTACTGGAATGAACAGCAAGCACCTACAGGCATCCATCGTCAAGGCAGCAGGCAAGCCCAGCACGTTCGTGGCGACGATCACCACCGACAGCGTGGACCGCGACGGTGAGGTGGTCGTGCCGAGCGGCATGCACAGCCGCGACTACGAGCGCAACCCCGTGCTGCTGTACGAGCATGACGTCCAGAAGCCCATCGGCAAGATGCTGAAGATGGCGCGCAAGGAACGCTCCATCGAAGCCGAGTTTGCCCTGGCTCCCCGTCCGGCAAACCATGAGGGCGAGTGGTTCCCCGACACCGTCGCCAGCCTGATGGAGTTCGGCGCGCTCAACACCATGTCCATTGGGTTCATGGGGACCGAGGCGCGTCCGGCCAGCAAGGCGGACATGGAGAAGTACGGCAGCGGATGCAGGCGCGTCTACGGCAAGTGGAAACTGCTGGAGGTCAGCGTGGTGTCCATCCCGGCCAACCAGGACGCCATCGTGACGGCAGTCCGCAAGGGGCTGGTCAGCGCCGACGCTGCCAAGGGATTCGGCGTCAAGTTCGTGCCGGACGCGAAACCTGCCGCAGCGCCCAAGCCTGCGCCAGCCGCCAAGGCAGTCGAGCGACCCCGCCGCTACCGCATCAGCGTGGTCGTGCCGCCAGTGGGAACGCTTCAGGCCAAGACCATCGTCCGCGACGAGATCCTGCGCGCACGCGGCAGCATCTACGCGGACTGATCCAACGCTCTCTCCTTTCGGCGCAGCCGTCCTACCGGGCGGCTCGCGCTGCTATGTGCCTGCCTAGTGTTACGGCATCGGTTGGTCGGGCTGGTGGCTAACGCCGAACAGATGACCTGCGCCGCACGTTTCAACCCAGACACCAACACCCCCATTTAGGGAGCATTTCCAATGAAGACTGTTACCGTTGAGCAACTGCAAAAGAACTTGCAGGCGCTCGCCAATCAGAAGGGCGCGGCTGGCTACGCCAAGGCCAAGTCCCTGTACATGCAGGACGTCATGGTCGTGGACATGGACGGCAACCCCGTCGAGGACGTCGATGTGACGATCAGCCTGCCCCCGGCAGAGGTCGAGACTGACGCCGAGGGCGAGGACAAGCCCAAGGAGGACATGGGCAAGAGCATCGCAGCGGAGGTCCGCGCAGCCATTCAGGCCGAGCGCAAGTCCGCCAAGCCATCGTCCAAGGCTGCCGTCAAGGTCGAGTCGCCCAAGGTCTACGGTCGCCTTCGCGGCCTCAAGTCCGTGGACGAGGCGTACCGCTTCGGTCGCTGGGCGCTCGCGTGCATGGGTTCGACCAAGTCGGCCCAGTGGTGCGCGGATCACGACATCCTCGTGACCAAGGGCCACACCGAGAACGTCAACAGCGCAGGCGGCTACCTCGTCCCCGACGAGTTTGAGAACAGCCTGATCACGCTGCGCGACACCTTCGGCGTGTTCCGCCAGAATGCACGCATCGTGCCGATGTCCAGCGACGTCAAGCGCATGCCGCGCCGCAACGGCACGGTGACCGCGTATTTCGTCGGCGAGGCTTCTGCCGGAACGCAGTCGCAGCAGCAGTTTGACCAGATCAACCTGGTCGCCAAGAAGTTGATGGTGCTGTCCAAGATCAGCAGCGAACTCAACGAGGACAATGTGGTCAGCCTCGGTGACGAACTCGCAAGCGAGATCGCATACGCCTTCGCCAAGAAGGAAGACGAGTGCGGATTCCTCGGCGACGGCACTTCGACCTACGGCGGCATCGTCGGCCTCCAGAACGCCATCCTCGCAGGCGGCACGGTCAGCCACGCGTCGGACACGACCCTTGCCAACGTCAGCCTGGGCGAGTGCCGTCAGGTGGTTGGCAAGTTGGCCCAGTGGGCGGACACGCCGAACACCAAGTGGTACATCAACCGTGCCATCTGGAACAACGTGTTCCTCCGTCTGTCGGAGGCCGCTGGCGGCGTCACCGCGAACGAGATCCGCAACGAGGATGGTGGCCTTTCGTTCTTCGGCTACCCGGTCGTGCTGTCGCAGGCCATCGCTGCGCCTAGCAACGACGGCGACCCGCTTGCCTACTTCGGCGACATGTCACTGGCCGCATACCTGGGCGACCGACGCTCGACCACCGTGGAGTTCAGCAACGCTGCGCTCAACGCGTTCGAGCAGGACGAACTGGTGGTCCGTGGCACTCAGCGTTTCGACATCAACTGCGGCAACTGCGGCGATGCTTCGGTGGCTGGCGCGATGATCAAGTTCACACTCTGACCCTGAAGGGACACACACCATGCAGTACAACCAAAGCATCAAGACGATCTGCTCAAACCCCGCCACCGTGACGAACGGCGGTACGGGTACGTTCATCGTGGACACTCGCGGTTTCGCATCGGCCCAGATCATCGTCGCCCCCTCCGCAGGGACGGGTTCGACGAACATCCCGACCGTGCTGAAACTGGAGCATGGCGATTCCACCAGCGCCTTCGGCAACCTTGACGGGTATGTCGGCGGCGCGACCAATGGATTCACCATCCCGACCGCCATTGCCACGGCAGCGACCGCCGTTCAGCCCTATGTGCTGAACGTGGACATGCTCGGCAAGAAGCGATTCCTCAAGTTGTCGGTCAGTCCGCAGACCACGGTCACCTACGCGTTCGTGGCGAACCTGTCCCGTCCGGCCACCGGACCCGACAGCACTGCGGAGTCCATCGGCAGCCTCGGAACCGACGGAGCGCACGGCGCAGGCACGACCACGGTCGGCCTGGTCGTTGGCCCCGGCGGCGAACTGTCCTGATCCCCCGCCTGACTTCGGTCAGGCACAGTGCGCACGACGCACACCCGCGAGCAGGGGCGGCCTACGGGCCGCCCCTGTTCATTTGTGCGGTATCGTCCGCGCATGCTCAAACTAGACCTCGGTTCAGGAAATGTCCGCATCCCTGGCTATGTGCAGGTCGATGCGTCGATGGGCCATGATGTGCGCGCCTTGCCGTTCGCCAGCAACGTCGCGGACGAGATCCGCGCCAGCCATGTGCTTGAACACATTCCGTTCTGCGAGGCCAAGCAGGTGCTGGCGCACTGGGTGGATGTGCTGAAGCCCGGTGCGTGGCTCAAGGTCGCAGTCCCCAACTTCGACCTCATCGTGAAGTGGTACCAGGAGGGACGCGGCGGCGAACTGAACCTGGAAGGCATGCTGATGGGCGGCCACTCCAACCACAACGACGCGCATCACGCGATCTACCAGGCGCAGAAGTTGCAGCAACTGATGGAGCAGGCTGGCCTTGAGGACATCTGCCCGTGGGAAGGCGACTGGGATGACTGCTCGCGCCATCCGGTCAGCCTGAACCTGAAGGGACGCAAGCCGCACAAGAGCATCCCGGCGGAATTGCCTACCTACTCCGACATGTGGCTGGTGCAGACCTGTCCGCGACTTGGCTTCATGGACCACATGTACTGCGCCGCAGTCGCCACCAAGGCGCTTGGCATCAACCTGACGCGCTACAGCGGCGTGTTCTGGACGCAGGGCATCGACCGCGTGATGACGGAGGCGATGGGACGCGAGTCCGTCAAATGGATCATCACGACCGACTACGACACGATCTTCACCGCCGAGGACATCGTGCAGATGCGCGACATCGCGGAGCGCAACGACCTCGACATCCTCGCGCCGATGCAGGCCGGACGCGAGCGGACGTCGCCGCTGCTGACGATGCGTGACGAGAAGGGCAACCTGCGCACAGGCATCCTGTCGAGCGAACTGGACAAGGACGCCATTCAGGTCGCCACCGCCCACTTCGGGCTGACGCTGATCCGGCGCGAGGCGCTGAAGAAGGTCGAGCGCCCGTGGTTCATCGGTGTGCCTGCGCCGGACGGGACATGGGGCGAGGGGCGCACCGACGATGACATCACCTTCTGGCGGCAGTGGGAGAAGGCCGGACTGAAGGCGTGGCTGACTCCCAAGGTGCAGGTGGGCCACGCGGAACTGGTCATCGCGTGGGTGGACCGCGACCTGAAGCGGCAGTGGCAAAGCACGAACGAGTACTACTCGCAGGGCAAACCGTGGTACGCCCGGTAGGGCATACGATTCGCTCATGGCTGTCGGACCCTACGCGCTGACGTCGCTCGCCAACCTGAAGTCCTGGCTGGGCATCACGACATCGACTGACGATGCGGTACTGGAGGCGGCAATCGACCGCGCCACCAGCCGCATCGAGTCATACCTGGAGCGCAACATCCGCGAGCGTTCCTACGCGGAGTGGCGCAGCGGCGCAGGCGTGGACATGATCCGGCTCTACCAGTGGCCCGTGTCGCAGGTCACGAACGTGTTCAGCGGCGCGTACGCATCGCTGGTCGTGACCAGCACGGACGCGACCGACATTCGCGCCAGCGTCGCCATCAATCAGGAAGGACCGACCGCCGCAGCCGTGCTGACCCGCACGACATCGGCAGGCACGACCACCGTGACTACCCTCGCGTTCAGCACCTACCCGACCACGGCTGCGCTGGGAACCGCTATCGGTTCCACCGCCGGGTTCGCATGCTCGCTTGGCAAGAACATGCGCAGCATCCAGTTGCGCCCACGCGCAGGCGCGGACGCGATCCTTGCCACCGTGACGCTGTACGGGGCTGACATCCCATCGGAGTACACCTATGACTACCCGACTGGCAGGCTTGCCATCGATAGGTCGTGGTTCGCGTATTGGCCGCTGGACAAGGGTGTGATGCCGTCGCCCATGAAGTCCGTGCTGATTGAGTACACCGCCGGGTACGCGACCGTACCGGAGGACATTGAGCAGGCGTGCATCGATGTCGCGTCCATGCTCTACCGCGACCGCCGCAGGGATGGCAACCTGGTGTCCGAGGGTCTGGGCGACTACTCGTACACCCGTGCCACCGCGCAGGAGATGAACGCACGCCTGGACACGCTGCTTGCGCGCTGGAAGGACATCGCGTGAGCGTGGACAGCATGATCGCCCAGTGGGGCGTCGCGGCAAGCACGCGCAGGCCCACCACCACTCGGGACGCCACGGGCAGCATCATCAACACCTACACCACCGCGCTGTCCACGGTCACCGTGTACTTGCAGCAGGGCGGCGGCACGGAATCGGACATGATGGGCGCGCAGCGCAACACGCTGACGGCTACGGGCTACTGCACGCTCGGGCTGGACATCAGGCCGCAGGACAGGCTGTTCGTGGGGACCACCTTCTGGGACATCCAAGAGGTGCGGACGCCAGACGAGCGGACCTACATCGACGGCCTCGCGCACATGCGGCTTTCACTCACGCGCACGCTGCCGCTGTAGCCATGCCTGCGCGCCACAACTTCAACGCCAACCGGATCGCTCGGCAGGTCACAGCCGCCGCGAGCCAGGGCGCGCTGGAGGTGCTGGTGCAGACGCAGACGGAGATCCAGCAGATGCTGTCCAAGCCCGGTACGGGCAAGGTCTACGCCAAGACAGCAGGGGCGGCGCGTCGGCTCGACCAGTTCATCGGGCAGGATGTCGGCCTGCGCAAGGACGAGCGCGAGCGCATGTCCACGGCTCGGCGGCTGCATGCGGCATTCAAGGGGCGTGGCAAGGTGCTGACCCGCGACGTCATCGGCGAGGAAGCGGCGGCGCGCCAGAAGGGGCAGCGCCAGTGGCTCGCGCAGCGCCGGGGCGTCGCCCTGACCGACGCGCAGATTCAGGGGCTGCTGACCAAGCGGGGCAAGGGCGGCGGCTCCTACGCCAACCTGGGCGAGATAGGGCTGCACAGGGCATCCGCGCCCGGACAGCCTCCAGCGGTCCGTACGGGCCGCCTGCGGCGCTCTGTGCAGATGGCCCGTCCGCGCAAGGTCAACAAAGGTCCGCTTCAGGGCTGGGGCATTGGCATTAGGCTGCTGTACGCGCTGTGGCTGGAGGAAGGCACGGAGCGCATGAAGGCGCGCCCGTACGTCGCCCCGACCCTTGAACTGATGAGGCCGATAGCGCCCAAGGTCATCGCCAACCGCATACGATTGGCAGGATTCCCGACAGCATGAAGGACGTAGTAGACGCCATCTATGACAGGCTCGGCAGCACGACCAGCACTGGGTCGTTCCATGCCCTGCTGGACGGTCGTTACTACCACATGGAAGCGCCGCAGAACATCGGGTTCCCGCACTGCGTCTACGCGCTCGACCCGGTGGACAACGCCAACCAGTACGGCGGCTCACGCATCCTGACCGGGGCCATCACCTTCGACATCTACTGCGAGGCGCGCCTGGGCGCGGCTGCGGCTATGGACATCGAAGAGGCGCTGTTCACGCTGCTGGACCAGCAGGAACTGGCCGGGGTCGGCTCGACCTACGGCATCACCTCCATGCAATGCCTGGTCCGGGGCGTACCATCTGTAACTGACGAGTTCATCGTCATCACCACCACCTACTCCCTCTTTACGACGAGGATCGCCTAATGGCAGCACTGAACGGCAATACGGGCAACGTGAGCGGAAACGGCATCGTCGCCAGCCTGAACACCTGGAGCGCGACGATCACCCGTGCGTCCTCGGATGTCACGGAGTTCACGGACACCGGACGCAAGCGCCTGCTGGGCGTGTACGACCTGACGGGCAGCGCAGGCGGCGTGATCGACACCAAGTCAGGCTTTGCCAACACCACGCTGGGCGAACTGGTCTGCCACACCAACCTGACCGGAGCGGCCATCACGCTTGCGGCGCGCAGCAACACCAGCGGCACGAACCACATCGTGTTCAACGGCGTCTGCGACTCGGTCGCGCTGGCGAGCAGCAAGGGCGGCGACGCCACCGTGACCTTCAACTTCAGCCTGTCCCACACGAACGGGACCAACAGCCCGTTCACCATCGTCTGGGCGGTCTGATGGTCAGCATGGGCCGGGACGCGACCATAGTCGGCCTGCCCATTCCCGGCTGCCCGATTGATGCCGTCACCACCGAGACCGACTGGGTGGTGACCGGGGTCAACGCAGGCAAGCCGTTCAAGGCATACGTCAGCAATCATGTGACCAAGGACGAGGCGATCCGCGCTGCGGCGTTCTCGCTGCGGCTGTCGCCCATGACCCTTGAGTGGATCACCGCCCACCGCCGCAAGGATGTGGAGATGTGCGTGCGCGTGGACACGGACTGGTTACGATCCCGGACACTATGAAAGCACCCGTGACCGTCGGCAGCCTCACGCTGCGCTTCCTGACCCTCCGCGACTGGACAGAACTGACCGCCACATGGCTCGCCGCTCGGCAGCAGGAGCATGAGTCCGCGTTGCGCCGCGCCAATGCGACCGCGACCGACATGGCGCTGGCCGCGCAGGAGTACGCGAGCAGGAAATCCGCGTACTCGACCCTGATCGACATGTGCAAGACCTACGACGGCGCGCTGTCCGTGCTGTCGCGCAGCGCGGAGCGGTCCGGCATTGCAGCACCCGCGCTCGACGCCGCGCTGGAGGGCATGGACCCGGACAGCGTGTGCGTGCTTGCCATGCGCTGCTGCGGCTGGGACATCAAGCCGACGCAGGACGCCAGCCAGGGAAACCCGTAGAGCCGCCGTCCGACGAGGACTGGCGGCGCGCAGCCGCGACCATAGCGCGCTACCTGCCGGGTCTGGGCAACCCTATGGACCTGACGCTGGATGACATCAGGGAATGGACAGACGCCCTGAATGCGCTGCTGCGCGACGAGCAGCCCGGTATGGACCCTGCTGCCGACCACCGCGCTAGAGTTGAGGCAGAGATGCGAAGGATCCACGGATGAGTACGGCAGGCGGCGCAGCCGCACTAACCATCGACATCCTGACCAACCTCGCAGGGCTGGGCGGCGGACTTGCGCAGGCAGAGGCGCAGGTGAACCAGACGGCCCAGAACATGGGCAAGAAGATGGACGCCGCCACGGGGCGGTTCGGATCCGGCATCGTGCAGGGGCTGAAGACCCTCGGCACTGCCGCCGCCGTCGCGGATGTGGTCGGCAACCTTGCCGAGCGCATGACCAAGGAATTCGGTGCGCGCATCGACCTTGATGAGGTCATCATCGGGACCATGCGCGATGCCGTCGGCATGATCCCGGTGCTTGGGCCTGCAACGCTGAAGGCAGCCGACCTGTTCAAGCCGTACGGAGAGGAAGCCGGAATCAGTTTCGTGGAAGGCTTCTACACCATGCTCCAGGACTCGCTGTTCGGGGCGGGAAAGGGACCGATCAAGTTTGCGGAACGGTTCCATGCTGGGACTGGCGTCGGCATCATGGAGTCGCTGTCCGAAATGATGGACGCGGTCATGTACGGAACGCGGTTTCGGCTTCCGACTCCCGGCGTTCCCATAGGGCCGAACGAAAATCTGGTGTCAGGGCTGCGCGACGAGTTCGCGGAATTGATGGGACGCCAGCAGGTCCGGCAGCAGCAGGACCAGCGTTCGCAGATGATCGCGCAGCGCACGCAACTGGCGTACGGGCAGGTGGACACGGCGTTCGGCACGATGAAGTTCGCCGCTGGCGACCCCGCAGCAGCGTCACGCGAGATCATCAAGAAGGCAGACGAGCAGTTGTGGGAGCAGCGGCGGCTGAATGCCATCGTGGAGACACTGGGGCGCGGCATCGTGGGAGGCAACTGACATGGCCGTACGCGAACTGACAACCAGCCGCAACATCTCGTACAACGAAGGCCAGCCCACTGGCATCCGCGAGTTCCACTGCCATCCGTACCCGACCGAGCAGGAGGTGGTGGCGCTGATCGGCGCGGTCGGAGGGCTTCCCGGAAAGATGTTCGCGTGGCCCTCGACCAGCACCGAGGTGTTCCCAGTTCAGGGAACGCAGTTGCTGGTATTTGACCACGCGATCCGCCGCGACCCCAACGTGACGCAGGCGTGGATCGTTACGGTCACATACAGGCAGCGCGGCAACTTCGCATCGGTCGAGCCGCAGTTCCAGATCACGCCGAACCAGCCTGGTGCGGCCACAATCCGCCTTGACCACATGGCGAAGTACGAGGACGCGTGGCGGCAGTGGCTCACGACCGACGAGATCCAGTTCAACTCGCGCCTGCTCGACGCCAACCAGGTTCCGGTCTATGCGCCGTTCACGCCAGAGAGCGACATTGGCGGCAAGAAGATCGACGCCGCCGGATACCCGACCAGCGTGCTGCGGCACACCCTGAAACTCACGATTGACCTGATCGACAACATCTACCCAATCTTCGTCCCGAACCTGATCGGAACCAGGAACAGCCAGCCGTTCCTCTCGTACGCCAAGGGACTGCTGGTGTTCGTCGGCGTCAATTCCGTCGAGTTGCCCAACGGGTTCTTCAGTTCGTCGTACAACTTTGAACTGGACTGGTGGTATCACCTGAAGCAGATTCCCAAGCGGCAGGCCAACGGCTATGTGGTCCTTGACCTTCCCAACAATCCGGACGATGTGACCGCCACCGGGCAGGCAAAGGTCGTTTCGTATCACCAGCCATACCCGCGAGTGGCTGACTTCAACAACATATCACCGCGCTTCGCCTTCATCTCGTAGGACACGAACATGGCAAACGAAATCTCACTATCGGTCAACATGAGCGTCAGCAAGGGTTCGCTGCGCTACCAGTTCGCGCCAGTCCCGGCGTCCATCACCCTGCTGGGCGACGCAGCGGCAGGCGGCGTGCAACTGGTCGCCACGGCCACCGAGGCATGCGCGCTGATCGACGTCACGACGCGGGGCATGGCGAACTTCATCAACCTGTCCACAGGCACGAAGGTGGAAGTCGGCTCGTACGACGGCACGACCTTCCATGCGTTCGGGGAGTTGCGCGCTGGGGAGCCTGCCGTGCTGCGGCTCTCCGCGACCACGACCACCAGCCCGGTGCTGAAGGTCATAGAGCCGACGAACGGGACCGCGTTTGTGCAGTGGCAGGTGTTCTCGGCGTGATGCCATGACCCTCCAGCGGTTCCAGAACTTCCAGTTCGGCGCGCTTGACGCCGGACGCCTGAACCAACTGGTGGACGCTGTCATGCGCCTTGAGCAGCGTGTGGAGCAGATGTCGCGCCCGTACGAGCCGACCAAGGACGTCATCCTGGCGCGCATCACCGGGACAGGCGTGCAGGCGGACTTTGACTCCTGCCAGCGCGCAGTCCGTGCCGTGTCCTACCCGTTCGAGGAAGTCGGCCTTGGCATCCAGAAGGAAGGCGCGATCAAGTCCGACACCTGCATTGAGACATACGCCATCGAAGGCGGCCTCACGGACACCAACGGCGCGTTCCTGCTGATGATGGAGGCCGAGCCATCGCTGGAGATCGGCGCAGTCGTGAAGGCGCACTTGGCGTCCCGCTCCGACTACGCGACGGCGGTGGACAAGGGCATGGTCTACATCGCCACCCCGATCTCCGCGCCGTCTGCGGTCGTGACCGGAATCGTGATCGGCGGACCCGGATCCGGCTCCGAATACACCGTCAGCGTCGAGGGGACTGGGGAGCGCATCATCGTGCAGAACCTGTACGAGTCCGAGGTCTACTACGGCGCGATGGACGAGCAGCCCGAGTGCGCGTCGATCTCGCCGCTGCCGATCCCGGACGGCAGCCGAATCTGGGCGTTCCGCTACCGCACGGAGTGGTTCACCTGCGTGCCGACGCCGTTCAGCGTGACCTGCACATGCAACGATGACACGACCGGACCTGGCGCAGCGCGTGCGCTGGCGTCGATTGAGAGCAAGGCGGCGAGCGCAATGCTGGGCATTGCCGAAAGGATCATGTGATGCAGTCCAAGTTGCTGTACATCGGCCAGCCCACCACCGCAGTCGAGCCGATCATCCAGATCACCAACGGCGGCAAGGCGATCATCACCAGCATCCGCATCTGCGCGCCAACGAACGCGAACGGATCGTATGAGATCCACCACCTGCGCTACGGACAGACATCCGTCGGAGCGGCCAATGCGCTGGCCTACAACGTGGCAGTGACCAGCAAGCATGCGGTGGAGTTCCTGACGCATCCGCTGCCGTTGTCTCCAGGCGAGTCGCTGTGGGTCAGCGGCGACGATGTCACGATGGCGGTATACGGGATCGAACTGTGAGCGGAGCGCAGGCCGCTGCGCTTGCGGCAGGATGCTGCTGCACGGCTGGCGGCGACAATGGAGGCGGCGCAGGCGACTGCCCCCAGATCCTCAACACGCAGCCGAGAACGCCTGCCGACAGCGTCATCGACACGGTCAACGTGTCGCTGTCCCTGACATCGATGGTCGTGGCGACTAACGTCGGCGGCTCGCTGGGCGGCCAGTGCGAGATTGAGCCATCGCCGACCTACCCCGAGCAGGCGCTGGCGAGCGTGTCAAGCGGCTCCCTCCAGTGGCAAGGCGATGTGTGGGCCGGATGCGGAAGCGGCAGCGCAAGCGTGACTCCGCTTCAGCACGGCATCACCAAGCGCGCATGCGGCGGCAGCATCTGCCTGTGCGTTGCAAATGCGCCGGGGTGCTTTGCGATCCAGTGCTGCGGGGACACGCACACGATCCCGAGGCAGCATGCGCCTATAGGTGCGTTCGTGTCCTACAACCCGTCGGAGGTCATCGTGCCGTCGCTGGTCGGCTGCCCAGCCTGCTGCGGCGGCGCAGCCGTGATCGACACGGGCGGCAACGTGGCGTCATGGGAGGCTCGCGCATCGTTCGAGATCCGCTACGGCTGCATCCACCTGCCGGACTGGGAAGTGGCGCGCCCATGCAACTGCCCAGCGTCGGACTTCGCCACCGAGTACGGCTATCACCTGCTGGTCCGGGTTCAGATACGCAGCGCAGGAGTGATTGCGGACTTCCCCAGCGGGTGCGCACCGCCTGGACTCATCAATCCGCCTAACACCAGTTTCTACGGCATGCATCAGGCGTGGTACAGCAAGCCGTGCTGCAACGCATCCGACAGCGTGCGCGGGACGTACACCCTCATGCACGCGGCATCGTCCAGCGGGACTGCCGGATTCCCTGCCTACTCATGGACCACGACGCGGTCCGCGACCGCGCAGGTATCGTGAGCGCATGAGCGAATCGCCGCTGATGCTGGGCGCGCACGCCTGCGGGGACATGCCGCTGACGGTCATCAACTGCCGCCGCTGGAGGGGAAGGGGCTGCAAGGCCACCTGCGCGGCTCGCCCGTCCGGCCCGACCGTGCTTCAGTGCGCGGAATGCCCGGTGCGCCTGCCCATCGTCGGCAGGGCGAGGCTGCGCGGCATGGGCGACCTAGTCGCGTGGCTGGTGTTCCTGCTGTTCCTGCGCAGGCTCGACATCGCGGAGCGTGTCGGCGCGTGGGCCGTCCGCAAGGCTCCCGCGTCGCCGTCCGCGCCCAAGCGCAAGGGCTGCGGCTGCAAGGCGCGGCAGGACGCGCTGAACCGCGCCATACCATTCAGGCAACGCCATGCCCATTGACTACACCAGCACCACAGGCTCACTTCAGGTCCGGCTCGGCAAGATCATCTCGACGGGCAAGGACTTGCGCTCGCAGCAGGGCAGCACGATCACCAACATCCAGGAGGTCGCGGCGCAGTACACGGCGACCACGCTGGACAAGGCCGAGTATGTCGGCACGCTGCTGACCCGCGACGTCAACATGATCGCGGACCAGATGGCGCGTCCGCTCCAGGAGAACGTGCGCGAGGCGGTGGAGAAGACGGTGCTGATGACGGTCAACGACGGCCTGCGCGAGGTTCCAGACGTTGACACGGCGCTACGCGTGCTTGCGGTGGACATGATCGCGCAGAGCCAGTCCATCGCCACGACGAACATCAGCGCCAGCGCGGTGACGAACACGGCAGGCGGCAGCGGCACGATCATCCTGGCGACGGACGGCAAGTTCGTGTATGGCGGCGCGAAGTACGCAGCCAAGCAGGGCGTCAACCAGAACATCTTGCCCGAGACAATCAACGCACGCTGCATCCGCGATGCGCGTGACGGCGGCCTGCTGCGCGGCAACGAGCAGTGGCAGGTGGAGGGGCAGGGAGCCATCGACAGGCTCGACAGGCGCTGGCAGGACGGGACCAGCGGCTTCGGGTCCGGCGCTGTGCTGGCGCTCAACTCGACCTGCGGCGACGTCGAGGCGTCGCGCACGCGTGGGCAGAACATGCTGTCCAATTCCGGCTTTGAGCGCGACGATGGCACATTCGCGCTGGACTGGCTGGTGGCGACCGGGACCAAGGGGACGAACCTGACGATGTCCAAGACCGCCGCACGCGGACTCAACTCCATCAAGTTCACCGGGAACAGCAGCGTGCTGCACAGCATCTACCTCGTCATGGGCAATGGACCCCGGCCCAACCTGAAGACGAACACCGTGTACGCGATCAGCGCCTACCTGCGCGGCGACGGCGGCACGGTCAACACAGGGACGATCCGATTCGGCCTGCGCGACAGCAGCAATGCCGAGATCAGCGGCTGCGCCATCGTGCGCGCCATGAACACGGACAACGTGCCGAACACAGGATGGACGCGCATCACCGGGACATTCACGACCCCGCTGACACTGGGGCAGGACACGCGCTTTGCCATCAACTTCACGGTGGCGATGGGCGCGCAGACCTTGCTGGTGGACGAGGTCGTGTTGGCGGAAGTCGTGCCGCTCTACAGCGGAGGCGTAGGCGTCGCGGTGGTCGCTGGCACTTCGGACTGGGAACTGGATGACCGCATGTCGGCGTCCGTCGCCAAGACCAGCGCCGAGTGGCAGGTGGAACTAGACCGCTACCTGAACCTGGCAGGCCGGGACATCCAGTTGCCCACCAGCACCAGCCCGACGTTCGCGGCCACGCATATCGGCTAGTCCGACCCCCTCTAGGAGGCTGGAAACGGGGTTTGGGCAAATCCTCGGGATTGGCTAAAGGGATCGGGTATAGAAAGCGGATACTAGAGGTACAAGGGCGCGTAGCCCCCAACCCAAGGAGAGACACCAATGCTTGCCACCCTCATCGTCACGCTCACGCTCGCCGTCGCCCAGCCCGCCGACTTCAACCCCCGCCCGATCCTTGACGCCATCCGCGCCGTCGAGTCAGGATCCTGCGCCGACCAGGCCAACGCGGTCGGTGACGGCGGCAAGGCCCTCGGCCCCTACCAGATTCACCGCGTGTACTGGCTCGACGCCGTAGACCACGACAAGTCGCTGGTCGCCAATGGGCAGACCTACGACAGCGTCAGGGACGCCGCGTACGCCGAGCGGGTCATCCTGGCCTACTGGAGCCGCTATGCGCCGTCCTGGGACGCGCAGACCCTTGCCCGGATCCACAACGGCGGCCCTAAGGGCCATGTCCGCAAGGCCACCCTGGGCTACTGGGCCAAGGTCCGCGCCAAGTTGCGCTGAAGATTCCGGCCCAAATTGTGGTGGACAAAGGGTAGATTAGCCGTATAGTTCATACATCAAGGGCAACGTAGCCCGCAACCAACAGGAGAGCCAAATGAACACCTTCGACTTCTACACCGTGACCGCAACCGCAAGCCGCGTCCGTGACCTCATCGCCGCGGGCATCGACCGCGCCAAGTGCCGTCAGTTCAACACTGGCAAGGTGCGCGTGTATGGCGCTCGCGCTTTCCCGATTCTGGCGTGGGAGGCCAAGGTGGGCTACGTCGATGCGGTCGATGCCAACTGCCGCCAGACGCTGGAGGCGCTGAAGGCCAAGTACACCTGCGCCGGGGTTACCGTGACGTCGTACTACAACGCACGGGACTGACCCGATGCGCGCCGGACCCCGCTACGGCGGCGAACGGCCTGCACCGTGCAGGACACGCAACACAAGGAGAGACACCATGCACATGCTTGCACCGGGCGCAATTGAGCGCCGACTTGAGGACACCATCGTGAAGGCGCTGCACCGCGCCGACGCGACGGAGGATCTGGAGCGCATTGGCGCTGCGCCGATCAGCGACGTTGACTCGTTCCGCCACACCCAGTACCGCGACCACGGCCACGGCTGCGTCATCCTGCTGGAGAGCGGCGAGCAGTTCGCGGTGACGATCCGCAGGCTGGAGGACTGACCGATGAGCGACCCCACACCCAATCCCTACCAGCGCATCGCTGGCGTGATCGCGGACATGCTCAAGAAGCCTGACGCAGCGCCGCCCATCGTCAATGGCAGGTCCATGTTCGTGGCCTCCGCGTGCGAACTGGTGGATGCCATCCGCAGCGAGGCCATCACGCTGGGCATGCACAAGGCCCAGTATCCGTTCAACGACAGCCGCGTGGTTGACCAGGCTGCCAAGGTCAATGCGCTGGTCCAGCACCTGCGCGACAGGCTGGAGTGCGCATGAGCCAGGACATCATCGCCATCGTGCTGCTTGGCATCGGCCTGCTGGTAGGCTTCGGCTACTGCCGCGCCTTCGACAGGCGGCAATGAGCAGGCATCTCGGTTCGGGGGGCGGTCACGGAGGGCCGTCCCCCACCTTGCCTGCACCGTAGAACCAAGGTATATTCACCGTACGCATGCGCGGTTGCCGCCACCGTGCCTGCGCTTCCGAACCCGGCGGCAAGGAGAGACAGTCATGGCAGAAACGCCACCCAACAGAGCAGTGCTTGCGCTCGTCAAGGCAGCGCAGGACATCCCAAACCCGCACACCGACAGCAAGAATTCGGCCTACAAGCAGGACGGCAAGCCGTACCGCTACGCCAGTCTCAACGCGTTCCTGGAGGTCATCAAGCCTGTGCTGACGAAGCACGGGCTGGCAGTGTTCCAGCCGATCAGCACCGACAAGGTCGGCGGGTTCATTGAGATCCAGACCATGTTCGTGCATGAGTCCGGCGATCAGGTCACGTTCCCGGCCTACGCCACCCCACTGACCAACGGCATGAGCCAGCAAGCAATCGGAGGGGCAGTGAGTTACATGCGTCGTTACAGTTTGCAGAGCGTGCTGTCGCTTGCCGCAGACGATCTGGACGCCCAGGAGGACACCGACGAGCGGCTGGCCCGGAATCAGGGGTCCGCTCCGGGAAATTCCGGAGTGACCCGCCAGCAGTCCGGGAACGCCGGATCCCGGCAGCAGGCGCAGGAAGGCGCTAGGACGGCTTCCAAGCCTGTCCCTACCCAGACTACCCCCCAAGCCGAGGAACGCCCCACAGCGGCTCCTAGCGCCTCCAAGGGCGGTTCGGAGGATCGGGACGCCCTTTCCGATGACGAGCGGGAGGTTTTGGGGACGGTGACGTACATCAAGGTGGACCACGGCGAGAACAAGGCTGGCCGCCCCTACACCAAGTTGCGCTTCGGCGTCAAGCCGGAAGATGGCGGCGAGGTCGTGTACGCCACTACCTTCGACCACATCGCCCAGGGCGTGTTCACAGAGGCCAAGGACAGCGGCAAGCCCGTACGGGTGACCGTGCGCAAGGGCAACTTCGGCTGGGACATGGTCAATGTGGCGTTCGCCAGCCCGGTCCCGGAGGACGCCGATGTCCCTTTCTGAAAGCCTGCGTGCCATCCGCGAGGGGTCAAGAACTGCCACGCCCGACCGTGCAGTGGTCGCGGCGCAGGTGGCGCTACAGGCCATTGGCATAGACCCCAAGCGCGCAGGATCCGCCACGCGGGAGCCTGACGCCGTCCTGGCGAGGTACGTCATTGCAGGCGTGCTTTACAGATTCTGCCGGGTTTCGTATGCCCAACTTGGCAGGAAACTGCGCTGCGGCAAGGCGACGGCGCAGGCGCGCATCGCAGCCTTTGAGCGGCTGAAGGAGCGCGACGCCGTGCTGAAGGCAGCCAAGGTCGCGCTGGGCAAGATTGGTTGACCAGTCCCCAACCTGGCAGGAAATGCATTTGACGCCCTGCCAGGTTGGGTAAACTGGCGTTGCCACGCCTGGTATCGGTCAGGCTGGCAACAGGGCGCGGATAGGCATACGCGCCGCCTGCATCCTAACCGATTCAATGGAGGTTGCTATGACAACGAAAATGCGTTGGTTCAAGTTCTTTGCCGGAGACTGGTCATCGGACACGCAGGGCATGTCCCCGGTCGCCAAGGGCGTGTACATCGACATGCTGTGCATGCAGTGGAACGGTCGCAGGCTTCCGGCAAGCCTGGACGAACTGGCGATGATCTTCCCAGACGTCAACGCCAGGGTGTACCGGGAACTGCTGCAGCACTTTCAGGAGATCGACGGCTGGCTGGTCAATGAGCGGCTGGAGGAAGAACGGGCCGATGCCAAGTCGCGGTCCGAGAACGGAAAGGTGGCTGCGAAGAAGAAGTGGCAGAGCCAGTCCTCATGCGGCGGCAATGCCAAGTCGGATGCCGCCGCATTGCCAAACGGGATAGATCCGCAGAGGCAGTCGCATTGCTATACAGATACAGATACAGATACAGAAGCAGAAACAGAGACAGAGAAAGAGACAGAAGAAGAATCATGCTCCGCGCATCGCTCTGCGAGCGCGAAGCCGACTGATTCAATCTGGTGGGATCCTTCCGATGGCTGGACAGGGATCACGGACGAGGACCGGGCCGACTGGGTGGTGGCGTACCCGGCAGTCAACCAGGCGCAGGAACTGGCCAAGGCCGAACAGTGGCTGAAGGGCAACCCGGAGAAGGCGCGGAAGAAGAAGTGGCGCGCCTTCATCACGCGGTGGTTCGGCAAGGCCCAGGAGCGCGGCGGCAGCGTGGACAGCGGACCCCGAAGGCCGATGCGCGACGAGTCGCACATCCCCGAGGATGTCCACCCCGATGACCGTCGCCTGTTCTTCTCGCCGGAAGGCAAGCCGAGGATGCCAGCGATCTGGCGCAAGCGCAACGGGGAGTGGTGCATATGAGCGGCGTGCTGCTGCAGGCGCAGGTGCTGGCGGCGCTGCGCAAGCGCCCGATGACCACGAACGAACTGACGCAGGAACTGCCCATCACGGCAGTCCAGGCTGCGAACGCCGTCACGCGCCTCACAATGGCCGGGATCGTCCATCAGGTCGGCGAGCGCCTGTCCGGAAAATCTCGCAAAGTGGGCGTGTGGGGACTTGAGGACTACGTATACGAGCGGTATGATTGCGACCGCAGTGGGCCTACGGAAGGGTTCACGCTGCCGGAATTCCGCTGGAGGACACGACAGTGAGCGAGCGACAGGAGAGCGTCACCGACAGCATCGCGCTGGCCGAGCAGTTGTGGACGCACTTTGCGTGGACACCCGCGCTGCGCGAGGTCTGGATTGAACGGCTGAAGGGGCTGAAGCAGTCGGTGGTTCGGCAGGCGCTGAAGGAGGTCAGGGCCATGTACACCAGCCGCGAACCCGAGTTGAAGTGGGTGCTGGCGCGCTGCGGCGAACTGACCGCGCAGCAGTACCCAGAGCCGAACCAGTCGCGGCAGAACGCAACGTCAACGTGGCATGTGTCGTGGAAGCGCACCAGCAGGCACGGTGTACCGAACGCCTGGTACGGCTGCCGCGTGCAGTCCCGCGAAGAGGCCGAGGCGCTTGCGCGAAAGGTCGGCGGAAACTGCACATCCATCGACCCGCAGGACGATCCCTATTCCGAGATCGAAACACGCGAGG